ACGGCTCGGAGCGAAGCCCTCGAACATCAAGGAACGCGTGTTCGGAGCTTCGCGACTCATGCAGGGCGCGCAGCTGCACAGCGCCAGCTACGAGCAGTTCCTCATTGATGCGCCGCGTGATGCGCTTGTGTACATGGACCCGCCGTACCAGGGGACTACAGATGTCCCCGACCACCGCTATCTCACCGGGCTCAAGCGTGAGCCGTTTGTCGAGACGCTCCAGAAGGCAGTGGACAACCAAGTCAGCTTCATCGTCTCTTATGACGTTGTGCGAGACGACAACAAGTACGGTTTCAAGCTTCCCGACGAGCTCGGACTTATCCACAGGCATGTCGTCGTAGGGAAGTCCTCGCAGGCCACGCTCAGCGGGCGTGACGAGCTGTCGATCGAATCGCTCTACATCAGCCCCGCACTCGTGCAGCGTTTGGGCGGCGAGGACATCATCGACAGCCGCATCGATCTAGAACCGTCGGATCAAGACACCCTCTTCTGACTCTTAGTCTGACCCCTTCACTATGGTGGAGGGGTGACGACTAATGCGCCTATATCACTGAGCGAAGAGCAGATCGCAGCGTTGCGCGCTCTCAAGATGTCCAAGCGTGGCGCCATTGTGCGTGACCACATCCTCGAGCACGGCTCAGTGACAACCGCCGACCTAAACGCCATCGGGTACGACCACCCTCCCCGCGCCGTGCGCGACTTGAAGGAGGCCGGCGCTAGCGTCAGTAAGGAGATGGTAGTCGTCGACGGACGGCGGATGGCGCGCTACTTCTTTGATGGAGCGGCCAACCGCGACGCGAAGGGTCAGCTTGTCCGACCGAAGAAGTTCGACGACAAGCTCAAGGCTGACTTCGGCCACAAGTGCAACATCTGCCAGGGTGTCTTCGCCGCGCGTGCGCTTCAGATTGACCACCGAGTTCCGTACGAGATCGCGGGTGACCCTGACGTAAACAGCGCTGAGACCTATCAGCCGCTCTGTGCGTCGGACAACCGCGCCAAGTCGTGGAGCTGTGAGCACTGTCCTAACTGGACCATCCGTGACGTTGATACATGCAAGGGCTGCTTCTGGGCCTCTCCTGAGAACTACAGCCACGTTGAGACACGTCCCGAGCGTCGACTGACCCTCATCTTCCAAGGTGCGAGCGCCGACAACTACGACGACATGCAGATGCAAGCCTCGCAGGCAGGGCTCTCCATTCAGGAGTATGTGAAGGACACGCTGCTCGGCGGTTGAGAGCGATGAATCAGCCGTCAGAGTGGATTGCTGCAGTCGGTCCTCGTATCGTCAGCGATGACGTAGAGGACCAAGCCATACCGCACGACGTACTGAACGATTCGCACCTATCGCTCATCGCGAAGGGTCTCTACGCGCTCGTGCTGACGCAGCAGGGCCAGCCTCTCAACCCATACGAGGATGCCTTCGAAGATCCTGCTGACATCCACGCGGCGATCGAGGAACTGGTGAGCGCTGGACTTGTTGTGCGCCGTACTCAACCTTGGTAGCGGCGCGGCCAGGCCTGTCTACTCCTCCACATAAGAGCACAACCAACCGAACGCCTTTAGAGATAGGCGCCGCAGGCCGGACGCAATTTCCTTTCCACAGCCTGACCCCTGTATGCCCTTTAATTGTGGAAAAAAGTATGTATAAATAGGGGCGATATGGCCACTACTAAGCAACAACGAGCCATCGCCATCTACGTGGAAAATCGTGGACAAGTTAGCGTGAGTGAGTCAATGCGACGCGCGGGCTACTCGGATGCCACCGCGAAGAACCCGAGCAACCTCACTAAGACCTTGGACTGGCAAGAAGCGATGGACGAGTTTCTTCCAGATGTGGAACTCTTAGGCAAGCACAAGGAACTGCTCAACGCGAAGAAGCTGGAACGGGCTGAGTTTCCTGCGTGGCTCGAACAAGAAGCCATCCGAGACATCCTTCTCGATGCCGGCTGCACGCCGCGCAACTATGAGACGAACCCTCTAACAGGCATCATCGTCGTCTGGTATTGGGCTCCCGACGCACGTGCACAGGCCGCCGCTCTAGCACTCGCTTACGAGCTGAAGGGCAAGAAGAAGCTAAAGGTAGAGCATTCGGGTGAGGTGCCCGTTGCGCTCGTGGAGTTCTTAGGCGGTGACGGACCGACCGACAGCCAGAATCAAGTTTCTCGATGAGTTCAAAGAGCTCTTCAACGAGACCTGGCGTGCCATCGTTTACTACGGCGGGCGTGGGTCGGGTAAGTCGAAGCATGTAGCACTGGCGCTCGTGCTGCGTGGTCGAAACAAGCGGCTGCGCATCCTATGTACCCGTGAGCTTCAGAACACCATCAACGACTCCGTTCACAAGGAACTGAGCGACATCATCAACGAGTACGGCTTCACCGATTACGAGATAACCGACAAGACGATACGCAACCGCATCACCGGTACTGAGTTCATCTTCAAAGGTCTGCGGCACAACGCCACCGAAATCAAGTCCATGTCAGGCATCGACATCGCATGGATTGAAGAAGCGCAGAGCATCAGTGAGGCGAGCCTGAAGCTGCTCATCCCGACCATCCGTAAAGCCGGTAGCCAACTCATCTACACGTTCAACCGCATGAACGAGCTGGACCCCGTGTACGAGCGCTACGTGGTGAACTTCGACAAGCGCAAGCGCACCTACGTCCGCAAGGTCAACTTCGACGTACTGGAACGCTATGGGCTCTTCCCAGAAGAGCTACGCGAAGAGATGGAGGCCGACAAGGCAACGTCCTTGGACCTCTACGCCCACGTGTGGCTCGGAGAGCCGCTTGCGCAGTCTGACACTGCCATCCTCAGCCGTACGGCCGTCCTGGAGGCCATGCAGCGCAGCGTGAACCCTGAAGGCGCAATAGAAGTCGGTGTTGACGTCGCTCGCATGGGAGATGACCGCACCGTGTTCAAAAAGCGGCAGGGCCTGAAGGAGATTGATACCCGGACCTATACGAAGCTCCGCACCACCGAGGTCTGCGACAAGCTCGAACTCTTCGTGGACTACGACAAGGATGTGCTTCTCAAGATTGACGACACCGGAGTAGGTGGAGGTGTCACGGACGAGATGATTGCACGTGGCTACCGAGTCATGCCAGTCAACTTTGGAGCGAAGCCACACGACGTTGATAAGTACCCGAACCTCATCAGTGAGGCGTGGTTCTATCTGGCAAGCATCATCGACCAAATCTCCCTTCAGATGGACACGGACCTCCTCATGGAGCTGACCACACGTCAATGGAAGATGGACTCCAAAGGTCGCCGGGCTGTTGAGGGTAAGGCCGACTACAAGAAGCGCGGGTTCCGTTCGCCTGACATCGCGGATGCGGTGATTATGTGCTTCTACAATCCGCAGCCGGACCCGCTCGACAACTACGAGGACGAGTTCGAGGATGACGACGCATTTACGGACGGATTACTAGACGAAACCTTCTAACTGTCGTATTTTGAAGACAGATGGACTCAAAGAATACTAAATCGCTGAGGAGCAAAGAGCTAGGCAATAGCGGCGTTACTTTCTCTAGCGGCGTGATTCTTTCAGAGGACTACAACCCTAAACTTAACGGACTCAACGCTATTAGCATCTATGAAGAGATGCGGCGTGGTGATGCGACAGTCAATGCTGCGCTCGAAGCCATCAAGCTTCCGATTCTCAATGCAGACTTCTTGGTGGACCCTGCGAGCGATGATGAGAAGGACCGCCAAGTCGCGGACTTTGTGTACGACTGCCTCCACCACGTCGTTGACTGGGAGAAGTTCTTAGGCGAGGCGCTGACGTTCCTCGACTTCGGGTACTGCGTTCACGAGATGGTGTTTGAACCACGTGAAATCAATGGTGCTCTACGCATCGCCCTTACAAAGCTCGGCTATCGGAAGCAGACAACGATTGCCGCGTGGGAGACAGAGGACCATAAGCCTGGCATTACCCAGCGCGACAAGATGGGAGCGGCTCACTCAATCCCCGAAATCAAGCTCGTTCGGTTCACCCGCAAGCAAGAGGGCGACAACTACCAGGGCATCTCCATTCTTCGTAGTGCCTTCCGACACTGGTACATCAAGGACAAGCTTTACAAGATTGACGCAGTTGGCCACGAACGACATGCGCTTGGTGTGCTCGACATCACTGTGCCGAAAGGGGCGACCAAAGACGACAAAGCGAGGATGCGCAAGCTCGCACGTAGTGTTCGGGCTAACCAAGAGATGTACTTGGAACACCCTGAAGGCTGGTTGGTCCAGTTCCTCGACAATAAGGCCAACACGCTTCGTGACATCGAACCAAGCATCAACCACCATGACCGACAGATTATGAAAAACGTCCTGGCGCAGTTCCTAGAGATTGGCTCAGCTGGCTCTAGCGGCACACGTAGCGTCTCGGAGGACCAGAGCCGTCTCTTCGAGCTTGCGGTGCAGTCAGTAGCGAAGCAGATAGTAACCGTGCTTCAGAACACCGTCGTACGGGCATTGGTAGACCTGAACTTCACCAACGTCGAGTACCCGACACTTCGGGTCGGCAAGATTTCAGATGACAACGTGCCAGTAATCTCCGAGGCCGTGAAGAAGTTCGTAGATGCAGGAGCGCTGCACCCAACTAAGGGAGACGAGAACACAATCCGTCGCATGGTCGGCTTTGGTGAGCTGGCAGACGAAGAGTTGGACGATGTCTTTGATGACGCTGCCGCAGAGAAGGAGCGCAAGGCTGAGACTGCTGAAGCTCTGACGGAAGCCCGGCTCACTGAGGAGGTGACGAAGGCGCACGCGCTACGTGCCTCTATAACGGGGAAGCTCTATGGTCAGTCGTCGCGAGCTGCTTGATGCCCGTGAATCCGTCTCACAAGCCATCCTGATGGCCGAGGCCTGGCACGAGAGCTACAAGTCGAACCCTGACACCTTCCGCGAGCTTGTGAAGCTTGAGAGCGTCCTAGAAACGGCCGTGGGGGAGTACCTGCACGACCTATCCACACGAGCGGTCCAGTTCGTTGACTGGTCCGTCCTGAAGGCCTCTGGCGTACCGAACGCTGATGACGCCGTGTGGGATGAAGAGAGGCGCCTGTTCACCGTAGCGGTCTTGCAAATCATCACAGAGCTCACGGCCCTCGGTGTCATGGCTGGGGAGGCGAACGAGCACATTCCCATTGCCTTCGACACGCTCCAGGACGCAATCATGCACGCGGCCAGGAGCCAGGTGGCAACGCTCGTACGAGGCGCAACGGACACGACGCGCAAGCTCATCCGTGAGTCCGTGGCGCAGAGCATCGCCCTTGGAGAGGATGCGTACGCAGCTACAGAGCGGCTGATGGACGTCATCGACAACCCGATACGCGCCGAGACCATCGCTCAGACCGAGCCAGTGAACGCCTATCAGCGCGGCTACAACCTCTACGCAAAGCAGACCGGTGCTATCTCGAAGGAGTGGGATGGCTTAGCCGGTGCCTGCCAAATCTGCTCGCCCCTCATCGGAACGACCGTCGGCATTGACGAGATGTTTGTGCTGCCTAACGGGACCGAGCTAGAGCATCCGGCCGGCCATCCCCGTTGCCGCTGTTCAGTCATCTACAACTACCCAGAATAAAGTACCGCCCCTGCGAGAAGGAGCGGCACAGAACACACAGCAGATGTTTGTTTTTTGGGAGGTGTGGGACTGATGCGAGGCAGTCCTGCCTTCAATATGCAATGAAAGCTATTGACAATCAATAGCGTAATCATCATATTCAGGGCTATATGACGAAGACCAAGGAAAAAAGCCGAACTATCGCCCTCGGGTTTGTGCTGAAGGCCGACGCTAAAGGCGACTACCCAAAAGAGATTCAAGTTGCGAAGACCGGCTCTTGGCGAACTCCATGGCATGGAGACTTTGAACTCAGTACTGATGACCTCGACGCGGCCGTAGCGAACTTTCAGGCTGGCAAGTATCGCGTCAACGGGACCGAGCCACTGCCTGGCACCCTCGACCACTTAGGCGGTGAGTCACCGGCCGCGTTCCGCATCACTGACCTATTCCGAGTGGATGACACCCTCTGGGCCGCCGTCACATGGACAGACCTCGGCAAAGAGAAGTTGGACCGTGACGAGTACCGCTACGTGTCCTTCGAGTACTGCACCAAAGAACAACCTTTCCCGAACCCAGAAAACCGCAACGAACTCTTCGAGAACGTGGTAACTGGAGCAACGCTAACCAACGACCCTCTCTTCAAGAAGCTCAAGCCCGTGCTGGCATCGGCGAAGAGCGGGTCGAATAATCAAGAAGGAGAACGCATGGATTTACAAGCAATCCTAGCCAAGAAGGCTGAAGACCTCTCTGACGAAGAGAAGGACTTCCTAAACGAACACCAGTCAGAATTGACTGAAGAACAGCGCACTACTTTCGGTATCACCTCCGAGGACACTGAGACGCCTGAAGAGAAAGCGAAACGCGAGGCCGATGAAGCTGCTGCCAAAGCAGCGGCCGACAAGGAAGCCGCTGACAAAGCAGCCGCTGAAGCAGCTGAGAAGGCAGAGGCTGAGAAGCTCGAAGCCGCAACCAAAGGCATGACCGCCGCACAGAAGGCGGAGTTTGCGAAGCTTCAAGCATCAGTAAAGGCGCTCGAAGCCGACGCTAAGGCAGGACGCGAAGCGAAGCTCGAACTCGAACGTACGAAGCTCCGTGCGTCAGTACAGGCTCACGTTGAGCGCGGCGCTATCAAGAGCGACCAACTCGAAGCCGGTGTCGAACTACTGCTGGCATCGAGCGAAGCGTCACGAGCGCAGCTCACCTCGTTCCTCGAAGCACTGCCATCTAACGAGCTGCTGAAAGCAGAAGCCGGCACTGGTGGTGAAGGTGAGGGCGACGTAAGCCTCTCTGACGAAGAGAAGAAGCTCGCTGAGGCCTTCGGTAACAGCGAAGAAGATTTGAAATCAACCAAAAAGGCTGAGGCCGGAAAGTAAGAGGTAAAGCATATGGCAAATCTCACAGCACCACGCGCAGACGAACGTCAAGAGGGAATCCTCAACAACGAGAAAGTTGCTGCGGTCAAGGTATACAAGGGCTCCCTAGTGAGCTACAACTCGTCAGGCTACGTCAAGCCAGCAGGTGACACAGCCGACGAACACTTCGCGGGCGTGGCAATGGAAAGCGTTGACAACAGCGCTGGCGCAGCAGGCGCTCAGGAAGTACGCGTCTGGAAGGAAGGCATCTTCGGTGTAGACGCAGCCAGCGCAACACAATCATGGGTTGGCCAAGACGTGTTCGCCGTTGACGACCACACAGTAGCTCTCGCAGCTACTACAACCAACGACGTGAGGGTCGGCAAAGTCGTCGCAGTCGTATCAGCAACTAATGTGCGCGTCAAAATCTAGGACCGCAGGAAGGAATCAACTATATGACGGTAATCACTAAAGAATTACTTCAAGGCCTGGACACCAACATCCGCACCACATGGCAGAAGCGCTTCGAGAGCGCGCCAACTGCCGACCTGTGGAAAAAGATTGCGATGCCTGTCAACAGCGAAGGTGCGAGCGAGAAGTACTCGTTCCTTGGTCAGGTACCTGGGCTCCGTGAGTTCAAGTCTGAGCGCATCCCTGGAACACTGGCTGGCTACAGCTACGAAATCAGCAACAAGAAGTGGGAGTCAACCCTCGATGTTGACCGCGACGTAATCGAAGACGATCGCACCGGCCAAATCATGCTCGCCATCTCTGGTCTTGCTACTAAGGCTGGTAAGCACTACACCACACTGGTTGCGAAAGCCTTCGAGCTTGGGTTCTCGACTCCAATCTATGACGGTCAGAACTTCTTCGACGCAGACCACGAACTTGGAAGCAACTATCTCGGTACAGGCAAGGACCTCACCATCGCCAACCTCGAAGCGGCAGAACTCTTGCTCGCCTCTCAGAAGGACGACACCGGCGAATTGCTCGGCTATCAAGGGACTGCCCTCATCGTCGGTCCAGCTCTCCGTGCAGCGGCTCAGAAGCTCGTCAACTCGAAGCAAATCGTTGTTGAAGGTGAGACTAGCTCTGTAGCTGTGGACAACCCGTACTACAAGGCGTACGAAGTCATCGTGCTTCCGCACCTTGGCGCGACGTATAAGGGCTGGGCACTCGCAGACCTCAGCGAAGGTCTCTTGCCATTCATCATGCAGATTCGCGTTGCTATCAAGCTTCTCGCAAAGACTGACATTAACAGCGACCGCGCGTTCGACAAGGACATCTTCACATGGGGAACCCGCGCTCGTCACAACGTCGGTTACGGCAACCACCAACTAATCGTGGGAGCAGTCGCCTCTTAGTAGGCGGCTGACAAGCCCATGAGCACCACGTACAAGGTCATCGTCACCGATACGTTCCCGGCTGAAATCGACGCCAACGGACGCCATCGTGCTGGCATCTTCGTTGACCGAGTGCACGGCTATGAAGGGCCGCTCACGGAAGCTCAGTTAGCGGCAGTGGAAGCCGACAGCTACCTACGCGTTGAGCGAGCCACCGAAGAAGCCAGTGAAGAGACTTCAACGCCTGCTACACCGAAGAAGCCAGTGAAGAAGTAGTCCTGCTAGGGAAACGGGTAGAGCACTCCATGACGGGGTGCTCTTTACTTTTTCTGCCCGTACGTTCATATTCAGTGGCAGATGAGCACAACGCTACGAATCGACTCATTTGCTGATATCAACATCGTGGAACGCGGTGTACTTGCGCATGATGCCGAGGTAGGGGCGACGACGCTCGAACTTGTATCAACAGACGGCTTCATAGCGGGCCAGACCATCTACGTCGGCACACTCTCGTCTGAAGGCATCGAGAAGGCCGTTGTAGGTGAGGTTCTGAATCCGACCGAACTCACTATCGTCTCGGGCATGAAGATGGCTCACACGCGCTCTGATGCGGTCACAGCCGTCATTGGCGACCGCATCAAGATCTACCGCGCCGCGAACGTAGATGGCACGGCGCCGGCGGCAGACGCCTTCACACTCTTGGCCACTCGAACTATCGACGCAGACCAGCCTTCGACCTACTACCGCGATGCTGACGGCTCTAGTGCGTACTGGTACGCCTTCAGCTACTACGACACGGCCACAGAAGCAGAGACGGACCGCTCCGAACCTGTACGAGGCGATGACTTCGAGCACTACGCCTCACTGAGCGACATCCGCAAGGCGGCGGGCTTCCAGAACTCGACCAACTTGGCCGACAGCTACATCGACGAGGCTCGCAGGCAGGCTCAGAGCGAGATAAACAGCGCCCTGTCCAACCGATACACCGTTCCCTTCAGCCCTGTCCCAGAAATCATCCGAACCCTCACCGTTCAGCTGGCGGCTGCGCTTCTCAAGCTCCGCTTCGGCTATTACGGCAACGATAAGGAACTGAAAGCTCTCCGAGCCCAGCTCGAGAGGCTTGCTACTGGTGACGGCTCTATTACTGGCGAAGACGGTACGGATTTGTCCACAGACGAAGGTGTTGACGGCTACTTCGGTGACGCTCCAAGGATGTTCACCGTGGAGCAGAGGTTCTAGATGAGCGACATTGAAATCACCATCAGCGGAGACAAGGCACTGGTCGCGAAGCTCAACGGCTTCATCGGTAGCGACGGTCTGAACCTCAAGCGAGCGATGGGCGCATCTGGGCTCTACCTCACACGCTTCTTCAGCGGCGAGGTGTTCACGTCTCGCGGGCGCGTCATCGGAAAGCCATGGCCTGCTCTGAATCCCAGCTACGCAGCGTGGAAGGCCCGACGCTTCCCAGGACGACCACCACTCATCCGT